CCACCAACGTTCATTTTTTCCATTTTCTTTAATACGAGAATATGTTCTCATATAAACTAATTCACCTAATCCGTTGAATCCGAATGGTGGTTTTTTTCTCTTATATTTATTTATAAAATTTTCCGATAACACAAACTTTTCCATCTTAACTCCCTAGTAACGTATTTCCAATAACATTAATAAATATAATATATATTGAATCTATAGTCCGATTTACTCAAATCCATCAACTTTTTTTATATCATTATATTTACTTGCCAGTTCTTTTCTCAAAAACTCTTGACTATTATCCATTTTATTCTGTACTTCTTTTCCAAATTGACTACTACCTTCATGTATCTTGACTACACCGATATTGGTATTTATTGTTGATGGATATGTAACACCATCTATACCAAATCTATTTTTTATTACGTGAAATCTACCTGTGTTAGCAATTTTATCTTCAACCTTACGACTCATACTTATAACAAAGTCAGCTGTCATTACCTTACTATAATCTTCAGCAACTTTATCAGCACCAATTACATCTTCTTCTAAAGCTGAACGATTGGCCTGTGAAGCAGTCCATATTGGAATTTGTAACTCACCAGCCAATCCCCTCAAATCCTCATAGATACTTCCAAGAGCATGTCTCTTTTCCTTAAAATTACCTGTTGGCATTAGAATATCAGCATAATCCACAATTACCATATCCACCTTAGTCCCACTCAACTCTATCTGTTTAAGATGTGCTCCTAATGTTTGAACTGAAGCAGACTTTGTTGGAAAATACTTTATCAATAACTTACCTTGTAAATCAAATAGTTTTTTATTAACTTCATCTTTATAGTATTTTATATTTGATGTTGTTATACCAGTAAATATGGAATCATACCTCAACCCAACATATGTTTCATTCAATTCTAATGTATAGTGAACTACTGTTTTCTTTTCACGAATTACACTAGCACCTAACGCTTGTAATGTCCAAGACTTACCGATACCAGCTGGAGCAACAACCACACCCAATTCACCAGCACCCAATCCACCATCCGTTATATCATTGATAACATCCCACGGTGTCTTAACTGTAATTCTAGCAGAATCTGCTAATCTCAAATCTAGTGATGGGATATAATCATGTCCTAAATCTCTTGTAGTTCCAGCCTTCATAGCATCATCTATAATAGTCTTTATACCCTCATAGTTTCTATTTTCTAACATATCAACTGAATCTAGTATAGCTTTCTTTAGTGTTTGATTTTTACAAAACTCCAAAGTCTCATGTTGTACAAATTCTAAATCTGTAGCTTCTATATATTTCCAAACATCTCTTAACTTTTCAACAACTCCAGCTCGTAATACGGTATCATCTATGTCATCTATTTTGAATTTTATAACTTCTAATGTAGGTTGTTTTTTATACTCGTAATAGTAATCTCTAACGGACTTAGCCAACCAAACATTAGAATCAGAATCAAACATAGATGGTTGTAATATATCACTAATAGTTTGTAAGAAAGTAATATCACTCATTAACGACGCAACAATCTTTGACTGAAATGATGTTCCGAATTGTGTTAGAGATTCACTCATTTACCCCCCTTCTTAAAAACAAATATAGGTTCATACTTATAACCTGCTCCCATCACACTTGATAATGTTAATTGTAAGGTATCCTCTTGGGTAAACCCCAACTCTTTAGAAATCCTTACGGTTTCTTCTTCTATAAATTTGTATTTTGGTGTGTTTGCGATATTCATTAACATATAACCATTTTGTTTTAAACCATAGTAACAATTCTCTATGGTCTTTCTTAAAAACCCGTCTACCCATTCATCATTTGATGGGAATTTAATATAACTTTGAGTTTCTTCGCCTGAGTATTTCTCTGTATCAAAATAAGGTGGAGAAGTAAAACACAAATCTATTGATTCTTTTTTTGGTTCATACCCCTCACTACCGAGTTTATAAATATCAACCTGTTTTCCTAAATACGAAAAATCTTTTTTTATTTCCAATAACCCATCATATGTTTTACTAGATGGTTCTGTACCTATATAATGTTTTGTATTTTTAGCAGACAAAAATCCAAGTAACCTTCCACCCCAACCACAACTCATATCCCACGTAGTTTCACCACCGAAATTTTCATAAATTACCTTAGCAGCTGTTGGTCGGAAGTTACTTACACCTTGAGAACCCTGATATAACTTTAAACATTGTCTAAAACGATTTTCTGTAAACTTATTAGCTCCATATTTAATCTGCCATATCCAAGTCTTTCTAATTATACCCTTTAATTTATCATCATCATTAAAAAATCCAATTGGTGGCATTGGAGAACTACCACATTGAACATCTACCCAATGTGGAAAATAGTTCCAAGCTAATCGTAGAGCATGCATAGTTTGTATAATCTGATTATCTACAAATATATTATCAATGTTAAACTTTCTAAGTTTTTTCATATGACTATACTTTTCATCTTCTCGCACTGTATAGTGGGGGAATCCATGATTACGATAATATCTAAATATTACATCAACACCTTCTTCAATATCAACGGTATTAATGTTATGAGTAACCCTATGATATTCCAACTCAAGATAATCTATATCTAAAAATTTATATAATACTTCATAATCTACACTCATTGATTGTGTGTTTTTTCAGCATAGTGATTTAGTTGATTAAAATTGGTTGCTAACCAACTAATTACATTTGGTAATGCTGTAAATAACTTATCTTCCAAGAACATTTTTTGAAATTGAAACTTAACTAACCTATTGATTGGTTCGTTAGCTTTATCTATTATTTTTGTTTTAGTTGAACCTGAGATATCTACATCCGATAACTGCATTAATTTGTAGTTTAATTCTATGGTATCTTTTGAATCTGGTAAAACATCAATAACTTCATTCATATCAACTATACGATTCTCTTGTAGAAATGGTAGTTTTTTCTTAATAGTTTTTAACCCCAATCCCCTTACACCAGGAATATTATCAGACTTGTCTCCATCTAATACTCTGTACCAAATGTAGTTATGTGAATTAATACCATATTCATCCATAACCATAGCTTCATCATACATTTTCTTTTTAGTTGGACTCCATATCTTTATTCTGTCATCAGTTAATTGTAAGAAATCTTTATCGGTTGACATAACTGTAATCTTGGATTCGGTAAGGACTTGTCTGCACAAATAACCAATTGTATCATCAGCCTCAATGTTATCATATGACATAACAGTTACAGGAAGTGTTTCTAAATACTCCACACATCTAGCTAACTGCATCATCATATTTTGTTTCTCATCTGCCTGTGATGCAAAATCATATGAACGATTTACTCTATATTTAGTTTTACGATTTTGTTTGTATTCTGGAAACAATTTACGGCGGCGAGTAGAACCACCCCTACCATCAAATACTATAATGGTACGGGTAGGTCTAATCATATTTATAGTGTAACCAATACTTCTTAAAAAACCAACTATTCCACCAACATGAATTCCATCATCATTGGTAGTTGGTATAACACTAAATACTCTAATAAAAGTATTTAAGCCATCTATTATAAGTACTTTGTCATTTGGTTCACCAGCATCTATTGAGCCGCCGTTTTTCTTTATCTCTTCAAATATAGATAAATATTTCGCATTACTCACTTATTTCTTCTTCTACTGTAACATCATCAATTCCAAAGTTTTTTTCGTATTTTAATATGACTTTATCACAAATCATATTGTAACAATATTCTTTAAACTCTGGATCTTGAAGTTTCTCAGCCCATTCTTTAGATTGGAATTTTACTTCTTCACCATTATGGTCACTCATAGTATACCAAGCACCACCAACCTTAGCAATCTTATGGTCTTTAAGAACGTGTAGCCAACTACCCACATCATCAATACCACTTTCAAAGTAAAGTTCAAAATCAGCGTGTCTCATAGGTGGCCCTAATCGGTTCTTGATAACTTGGGCCCTCATCTTCATACCAATAGTGTTCTTTTTGGTATCTTTGATTTGACCAAGATTTTTCAATCTGATTCTAGTTGATGCATGAAATGGTAGAGCTTTACCGCCACTCGTAGTCCACGGATCTCCAAACATTACACCAAGTTTTTGACGTAATTGATTTGTGAATACAAGGGCTACTTTCTGTCTACCAATCATCTGTGTAATCTTCCTCATAGCTTTGGATAAGATAATTGCTTTTGACGTAGCCCAACCATCCTTATCAAACTCAGCTTCTAATTCCACTTTGGTTGTAGCGGCAGCTAATGAATCTACTAAGATAGTTACTAATCTATCTTTATCTGATTCACGAACTTTAGATACTATCTCTTCTATAGCTGTAAATATATCTTCAACTGTTTCTAAATGTAGATATAACATACTCTGTACATCTACACCAATTGAAGATAAAAATTCAGTACTGACAGCTGTCTCGGTATCTATGTAAACAGCTACACCACCTTTCTTCTGTGTCTCTGCTAGAACATGAGCACCTATTAAAGATTTACCACTACTTTCTAAACCATTTAACTCTGTAATTCTACCAACAGCAATACCGCCGTGTGGTTTATTGGATATTACTAAGTCTAACATGGTAGAACCAGTTGAAACAAAATCTTTAATATCAGTAGGTGTTGTATCTGAACCATCAAGAAAATATGCTACTTTCATATCCTTGAATTGTTTATTAAGTGTGTCGGCCAAGACGCTGGCCAATTGATCTCTTGTTGACATCTAAATCTCCTATTATATGGTGGGTGTGTCCGGCTTTATAAAGAATCCTTCACACATAGTCGGTTTTATTACTATTGGCTTCAACACCCACGTGTATGGTTTTATTTAATTGTTAAATAAATCGTCAAATGCATCTGACGTTTTCTTTGAATCATAAGTAGAAGCTTCAGTTGTTGCCGAAACATCTTCTTTCTTTTCTTCAGTAGTTGAACCACCATTCAAGTAATCATTAAGAGCTTGTGTTAAGTCCTCATATGATTGTTCTTGATAAATCTCAGTAATTTTCTTTTGAGATTCGGTTAGTGTTTCAAGTAACGATGCATCTTCCGTAATAGGAGTCTGATTTGGTTTAACTCGGATTGATGTTGAAGGGAAGGATTTACCTGTCTCTTCAGCGGTTTTGAATACTACAGCAACATCACGACCATTTACTGCGTCGGTAATATCACCATAATCTGGATCTGCGATTATAGAAAGGAGTTCTTGATAAACTGTCTTTCCAAATCCCCAAAACTTAACACCTTGATTTTCCTCACCACGAACAATAACAGGAGCAAAAGTTCTCATTTTTGCTTCAACTTTTCTACCTAAACGGTAATCATCTTTTGAACCAGTTGATTTGAGTTTTTGTGCAAACTCTTCAATTGGATCTGGACGGCCAAATGAAATTGGTGAAAGATAATTCTTACCACCCAAGTCATAATGGAAGTATAGTTCAATGAATGGATTGTCCTTATTAAATTTATAAGGGACAATTCTGACTATTTGATTTCCTGGTTGTGGTTTCCAAAGGTTTGATGTTCTGTTGTTTGTGGTTTGTAACTGATTAAGGCGGTTTTTGATTGCATTTAAATCCATTTGTGATTCTCCATTGTTTATTTAGTTATTTATTATTTGTTAATCAAGTGTAACCTTGATACTTTTATAAGTATAATGCAACATTCCAAAATACAATTATTTTTTATCTTTTTCCCATGTTTCTATATTTACGATTGTGTAAATTTTTGTAGGTATCTTATTAAGACCTTCATCATTAGTTAACAATAAAGAGTTCTGATAATTTTCCCACGGAATAGGAAATCTCTTATCTAACACACCACCATTTAACTCACGAATTAAATCATTGAGTGCATTAATTGTATATAGTGTATTGGTGTGTTTCTTTCTGTGAAGTGAAATGGTATCTGGTATACCTTGCATAAAATCTTCATCGTATTCCACATTGTATGTACATATTAATTGATCTACATCATTTTCATTTTGAAATGCATATATCTTACCGAACACAATATCATTGCATGCTATGATAATGTCTATGGTTTCGTAGAATCTATCCTGTTTTATGAATGTGCATAGTAGTTGTGTTTTCATTATTGTGCCTTATAATGTGCTGATGACCACTCTGATTCTGATTTTCCATATTTTAACATACCGAGCATCACTTTTTCTAGGTCTGATTTATTAAGACTAGCTATAATTGAACCTAACATGATAGATTGAAATCTTGAACTTATATTAGCTTTAACTGAATTTTCTGTTGGTTTCTTTTTTGTATAGTAATCATTTAAAGTTTTAAGAAAATTTTTCTCATTAGTAAAAGCAACATCCCAACTACCATTACTAGCTAATTTCGAAGCTCCTTTAATTTTATTATATACCTTTGACACTAAATTAAATTTTTGTTTTCCATTTTTAGACCAACCCCATATATTTTTACTCAACTCAACACTAGCACCTTTAACAGACTCAATCTTTGATAGAGTTCCTGACTTAAAATCATTTATAACACTCATTTTAACTTTACCTTGTACCGCATTTGCTCCTTTTGCAATACCTTCCCCTCTTATAGTTTCATTATCTTTTCCAGAAAATATTCTAAAATGTAAACCTAACCCATTTAAATTTAGGCCACTATACTCAAAGGTCACACCCTGTGAAAATAATCCGCCGTATTTTATTTTTATACCATCTAATGTATAAACTTTCTGGTTCCACCCGTTAACAATACCAACTTTTCCACCACCTTTTTTTAATGATACTCCAATATACCCATTTCCGTGTGCAATAGATTTCAATAAATAATTATTCAATTCTGCCAATTTATCAAAAGATGGAATTGATGAATATTCCAACCACACATCAGCTGGATTCCATTTATCTAAATCTAATGTTTTTCCATGTTCAGCTTTATATAATTTCTTAGCCTGTTTATTGACTGCTAACGAAGAATCATCCTTTACATATTTTGTAGGTTGGTTAGTAGCGCCAGTCTTCATAAACTGCTTACATTGTTTTACATGAGATACATACCAATCATCATTATTTTCTATATATGCTGCCAAGTGTAAAGCTTTACTTTGAGTCATACCAGCAATTTTACCATATACCTCTGAATTTGAAATCAATAGTGAAATAAAAGCTTCTTTATCAGTTGGATCACCACCAAATTGTATACCACTTAAAACCAACAACCATGATAATTCTTGGTCTTTTGTTTTTGTTGTTCCTCTACCAGTAACTTCTCCTGCTAAATGAACCTTGTAATCTATATTGTCATGTGTCCACTTAAATAATTTAAAAGCACCACTCCCATTATCTCCACTTCCTGGGTCTAAAACATCCACTTTCACAACACCACTAAAAGTAATTTTTATTATATCTATAAATTCAGCAGGAGTTATATTACCAATATTTGAGACTCTTCTGGATGTAGAATGTTTTCCTAGTCTACTCTTTGAACCTGCTATAAGAGCAGTTTCCATTGCTCCTACACTCATTTCAGTCAAATTTTGTACAATTTCATCTATAGCAGTATATGACCAACCCTCTTCTGTTAGGATTTTGCTAAGTTGATATATGTGTTTTTTATCTTTTGGTTTTATTACACCAACTCTGTAAGACCACTCTTTTAATATGGTATCTAAATTTGGTATCATACAAATTTCTCCGTAATGTATTGCATCTCGTGATAGTTTAATCCACAACTAACTTTAAGTGGAAACTTGCCATCTTGTTCTAATATATCCTTAACTTTCTTT